AGTTGATGAATCATTAGATTTAGATTTAGATTTGAATTTAGATTTAGAATTAGAATTAGAAGATACAGCAGCTGCTATTGAATCAAATTCTCCTTCAACGCCAGCTCGATATAAACCTAGTGCAAATCAACAAGTAGTAAAAGCAAATGCAGATACATCGCAACCTATAGATTTATCAGTAGTAACAGTTGGTCCTGCGCAAACTAATAAAAATTCATTTACGATTGCGCAAGATTTAATTGATTCGGGTAAATCTTTAAAAGTTACAGGTGTTATAACTACACAATATAATGATAATAGTAGCTCCGAAGTTGGATTTTTAATATCATATACAAAACCAGATGGCGTTACTAACAAGTTCACAAATGCAGGTCAACCAGGCAATAATGGAACTTTATATCCAAATGGTATTAATAATAATAAAAAAGTTTCAGACGAAGGCATTTATGAAACTATTATTGATTATACTATTGCTGCAAAAAGTATTTTAGATATTGGCGAAGGTGGACAAATTTTTATATCTGGATTTGCTGAAGATCAGAAAGAAAAGAAAAATCATACAATATTAGCAAATAGTACATATGTTAAATTTGAGGCAGTATAAAATATGTTAACTCAATATAAAAATATCAAAGAGATTGACGCAGCTAAAGGATCGGTATCAGCTGATCGTTTAGTTCGTACAAAAAAAGAATTTCTTTCATATGATGCTCAGGAAACGTATTATGTTAATAAAGAAATTTTAAAATCGGATGATTCATCTAAAATAGAATTTCATGTATATTCAGGAAATAACTGGATTACAGGTAATCATAAAATTAATTACTTAAATAAGATACCTGATCTTAAAGGCCCTACTGGTAAACCTATTACTACTAATTCTGCAATTGGAATTGATGTATTTAATGAATTACAATCTTTAAAACTAACAACGGGTAATTTTAAATTTGTTATCAATTTCTTTAAAAATTTAATAGGTAGTTATGAGCGGCAACATTTAAGAATTGATGAGATTTCTCCAGATCGTACGGAAATTAGATTGCGTGCAATTGACGATGATGATCCTGAATTTTTGCAACAAATAACAAATTATATACAAACTGTTGATCAAACTAATTCTAGATTTTACAAAAATTACTTACTTAATTTTAGTAGGAATCAAACGGTATTATTTGTAAATAGTGTTGTATATGGCGAATATTTATATGTAAAACTATATGAACCATTACCAGCTGAATTTCAATTAGATTTTAAGTGTTGGGTTGTAGAGGAACAAAAAGATCCTTATATTGATAGTGTTTCTATAGTACCTAAACCAACAAAAAAACAATTTAATACATTAGCAGGCCCTAATTGGCAAGCTAATTATGCATTTAATACATCAGCTGAAACAGAATTAAAAACTTGGACCGATCTATTAGGATCATCAGTACAAACATCACAACAGATTGTAGATACATATTTTTCTGGTAGTTTAGGTTCTACAAATTTGAATATAGATTATTCTGATTTTAATAATTTTATTTTCTATAGTTCCGCAACAGAACGTTTAGCAAATTTTAAATATAAATTAGAATTAATTGAATATTATGCATCTCAAAGTAGCTACGTATCAACATTATCGGGTAGTGTTGCTACTACTAATGCAACTGATTTTACTTCATTAAAAAATAATTTAATCGGTGGCTTTGATGCTTTTGAGCAGTATTTATATTATGAATCATCTTCAATTTTAACTACGCATAATATACCGGCAATATCTCCGACTGTAGCTGTACTTACTGGTAGTTATATTGCGCCAGCACCTAAAGTTAATACAACTAAACCATATACTTTATATTCAGTTAATAGTACTGAATTTGAGAATTGGTATAAAGAATTATCTGCAACGGCTTCGTTATATGATTCATTGAATTATAATTCTTTAATAAATGCAATTCCAGAATATATTAGATTTGATGCATTAAATGAAAATTTATTAATATTTACAAACATGTTAGGACAACATTATGATATACTTTATTCATATGTTCATAACATGACAAAAATTAATAATAGAGAAGAAAATCCAAAATTAGGAATGCCAAATGAATTATTATATTCAGTTGCAAAACAATTTGGGTGGAACTTAACTAATGGTCAACAATCTAGCGAATTATGGGAATATGTTTTAGGAACAAATGAATCTGGTACTCCGTATACTGGTTCATTATCAGTAGGAGATCCTGCTGTTTCTAAACAAGATATGACATATGCAGTTTGGCGTCGCATTATTAATAATATTCCAATGCTATTAAAAAGTAAAGGTACTAAAAGAAGTATATATGCTTTATTAGCTTGTTATGGAATACCAAAATCTTTCCTTACCGTTAAAGAATATGGCGGACCTAGAATCGATAGAGCTCCAGTATATGAAAAATTAAATTTTAATTATGCATTAAATACGAGCGGAAGTAATACAGGTCAATTCGAAATTGTAAATATAGGTGCTAGCAAATCTGTAGGTTCTATTGAATTTCGTTTTAGAGTTCCAGATGTTGTACAACATCCAACTATTCCTAGCAAAATGCTTTTATACACTATTAATTCAAATCACAATGTTGGTTTAGAATTTACAAGTGGTAATAAAGGAGTTATGCAGCTTAATGGTACTAGTTCTGGAGAATTTGAAATATTTAATGGCGAATGGGTATCTACATTATTACGCGAAACTGGTTCGAATGTTGAATTAATTGCTAAACGTTCAAAATACGGAAAACTTATAGCAAGTGCATCTGTTACATCGTCAGGTGCAATAAATAATTCCGGAACATTTATATTCGGGACATCTAGTGCTCAATATGGTTCTAGATTTGTAGGGCAAGTTCAAGAACTTCGTTTTTGGTCTTCGAGTTTAAATGATTTAGCATTTAATAATCATGTTAAAGCACCAGGTGCTTATAATAATGATAATGTAGCTTTAGATGTATATGATGATTTAATTTTTAGATTACCATTAAATGATAATGATAGTATTTCTACAACAGCTACATCTAGTTTTTCTGGTTCGCAACCGAATGCATCAACGTTACCAACTGCATCGTTTTATGGATGGGCATCTTCTCTACCGTGGCAAGATGTTGAACAAACATATTATTATGATGCACCTTCGATTGGAGGAGGGACATATGATGATAATAAAATACGTTTAGAATCTAATCAATTGGTTGGAATGTTAGATGTGAAATCTAGAGCTGAACGTAGTCAATTTGATAAAGCTCCATTAGATAGTAATCGTTTAGGTGTTTATTTTTCGCCACAAACAATGATTGATGAAGATATCATTGCGCAATTAGGATTTGAAGATTATGATGATTACATTGGCAATCCGAGCGCAGTTAATCAAAAATCATATCCAGATCTTATACGAGTTGCACAAACATATTGGAAAAAATATCAAGATCGAAATGATATCAATGCATATATTAATATGTTTACATTGTTTGATTTATCATTTTTCAAACAATTAGAACAATTATTGCCGGCACGTGCTGAGAAAGTTACTGGTATTTTAGTTCAGCCTAATTTATTAGAACGTAGTAAAGATACCATACTTCCAAAAATTGAACGTTACATTTCAGATTATGAAACAATTATTGCAGGAGTTTCTCCAACGGCAAGTTCTGAATATATAAATTATGTAGGAAATATAAACGGCAAAGTATTATCTATAGTAGCGGAAGATGACAATCAATGGCAAGGATATTTAACAGCATCTACCGCTGAGAAATATGATAGTATGCCATATTCATATGAATATCTATTACGTTCTGGAAGTACTTGGTTTACTGCATCATCTCCTTATTGGTTAAGTGATGTATTACAGCCAATATACCTAGATGCAATTTCATCAACAACGAGATTAGTATCTGAGTCTGTTTCATATAGTACTGGATCTGGAGGTTCGGGTATTACTGCTACATACGGAACTGGAACATATGGTACTAGTACATATTATTTAGATCCAATTGGCCCAGGTTTCTCTGGAAGTTTAGCTCAAGTGCAAGATTATTTACCAACAGGTATTCTTAATCAAAGATATGCTGGATGTAAACTATCTTCACCCGCATTTAATGTTAATTCTACAGAAACTGTCGATGGAGGTCCGGTTGTCGAATGGAGAACAACAAATCCAAATCAATTGATATATCAACAGTATAATAATCAAGGAAGTTTTGTTTTACAATAACAACCAAAAATACATATCATGTATATTTATATTAAATAAGGCAAAAAAATTATGGGATATTTAGATAATTCTAGTGTTACAGTTGACGCAATTTTGACATTAAAAGGGCGTGAACTTTTAGCAAAAGGAGGTAATGCTTTTAACATTACTCAATTCGCAGTTGGCGATGATGAAGTTGATTATTCATTATGGAATCCGGATCATCCATTAGGTACTGCATATTATGGTACTATTATAGAAAATATGCCAGTAACGGAAGCAATTCCAGATGAAACTCAAGCATTAAAATATAAATTAGTAACATTACCAAAACAAACAACTAATATTCCAGTTGTCAATGTTGGTAATACTTCTATTACATTAGCAGCACCGGGTAATAGTTCAGTAATTGCTCCTAACACAAGTAATTTCCAAGGAGGAAATGCTACATTAGGATATACAGCGATTCTTTCTGATTCATCTGTAGCAGATATACAAGTTGTTAGAGCATTACAAAATTCAGTATTACCAACAACACCTAGATTTGTTGGAGATAACGAAGATGCACAAAGTATTGCAGTAGCAGGATTTGAATTCCGAGTTATTGCTAAGACACAAATGCTTGAAGATAAAACTGCAACTATTACAATTATTGGAAATGAAACGGGTGGAAGTGTAACTATTAATTTAACAGTTAAAAAAGTAACAACTGCTACAGTTAATAGTGCAACAGCGTAAAAAAGGTAAACATGAAAATGAAAAATTTCATTGAAACATTAAAACAACAACCACGTCAAGGTGGAGTACCGAGTAATTTATTAGCAGCAGTAGGTGCTGCAAATCAAGCATCCCGAACTCCTATTACCCCAACACCTCCGCCAGCAGCTGCTGGTGCTGCAGCATCAACTGCGGTAATTAACGAACAAGTACGTAATTTAGCTCAACAGTTAGCTAATCAAATTGTAGCTGAACGAGATCAAGCACAAATATTAGCTCGTAATGGTAGAGTGTTTACAAAATTTGATCCGGTTAATGATATTATTTCTAATCAAACAGAAGTAGTGACTGGAGGATTATGGAGTGATAATTTAGCAAGTTTAACTACTTACTTCACTTCATCTACTCAAACAACTGCTCAACGTCGTTATTATGTTGATGTATATCAAGATACACCTTCCGCGGAAGGTTCTGCAGTACAATTTTCATTAGCATTCGGTCACGCTTTAGGTAGTGGATCTGATTCACAAGGTCAACTTAATGATTCTGCTGCTAAAGCAATTTATTCTCAATACCGTCAATTACTACTTAATCCTAGTGATACACGTTTTACTACTGCAGGGTCAGGAAGTACGGATTATATATATGTAGTTAATTTTAAAAGAGATCGCGTAAAAGAACGTTTAGATGCAGGCAATTGGGAACTTCCATTAGTTAGAATTTCATCTAGAGCAACTAATGCAACCGGTTCAGTAGTTACAGGTAGCGGTGTTATTCAATTAATTGACGATTCTTCTATTGCATCTGCAACTGTAGGTGATTCAGGAAAAGTTTATAATATTGTTTCAGGATCAATTGGTTCCGGAGTCCATAATCCTAATAGTCCGATATATTACGGATTAGCATATCCAGATTATGGAACATTGGTATTAGATGGAAAAATGCTTGATCAACAATTAGGATTTGCAACTAATACTGGTTCCAGCTCTGAAGGAAATAATCATTTTGTGTTATTCCATTCTATTTCTGGTTCTAGTTATTTTACAGATCCTGCTACTTCTGATCCATATGGATTCCAAGCACGTAATTCTGAAAAAGTTACAAGTACGCATTATTTTGTAAGAATTAAAAATGCTGAATATAACTTCTCAAATAATCCTTCATATGTAACGGGATCAGTTGGCCAATTGGCACAAACAACTTTTGTAGGAGATCCTAAAACATATATCACAACGGTAGGTTTATATAATGACAGTCAGGAATTATTAGCAGTAGCTAAACTTTCGCAACCATTATTAAAATCTTTCCAAAGAGAAGCTCTTATACGAGTTAAGTTAGATTTTTAAAAAATAACATAGATTTAAGCCCTGTTATATTTATATTAAATGTAGCAGGGTTTTTACTATCATGTCTCTAATTAATATCGAAAATAAACAACAATCTCCATATGATGGCGCGTACCCATCAGTGTTTAAAAAAATTGATGTGTCTGATGTACGCGTAAATTCATTTCAATCTTATAAGAAATGGACTATTATATCAGGTAGTGTTACTAGTAGTGTATTGCCATTGCAAGGTATTTATTCTGAAATACTTCCTGCATTAGAAACAGAATTAACATATAATGATGCTAGTAATATTGATGGCAGTTTACAGACAATAACATATTATTCTATTAATCATTTTTTTTATAAAAATAAAAAGGAACCATTAAAAACTTTTGGACCAACTGATTTAAATAAGACGTTTAAATTTTTATATCAAACTGCATCTATTTTTTCTATTCCACAAAACAAAGTTGGCGATGGAATTAAAGCAGCTTCTTTTTCTTTTACGTCATCTGTTTCAGGATCATATGCTAGTGATATATATGGAAATATTTATGATGTTAATATTCCTACATCATCAATTGTAACTGGTGTTAAATTTTATGAAGGTTTTAATGAATATTTTGATATTTCTAGAATTCCTTATAATAATTGGGCAAATATAACATTTACACCTGGAGTAGTAACTACTACCGGTAGGCAATTACCAATTGGAATGTCAGCTAAATTTAATGGATCTGGTTATATAGAATCTACATTAGATGGGTATTACAATAGAAATAATGATTATTCTATTTCATTTTTTATTACTGCATCGAATTCCGGAACAACTAATCAATTGATATTAGCAAAAGCAAGTTCATCAGCTGATCCAGTATATCCATTTAAAATTGAATTGAATTCTGATGATAAAATTTTATTTACTGTTGGAGGTTCAACTACATTTACAACGTTTATAAGTTCATCTACTGCAATGACTGGATCATGGAAACATGTTTTATGTCAAAAAACTGGCAGTTCGATTCAATTATATGTCAATGGGACTTTAGAATCGCAAACATCTAGTTCGTTATTATACGATCCAATGTCTCCATTAACAGCGTCAGCGAGAATTGATAATGCACATCCACTTAAAATAGGGGGTTATGACACTAATAGTTCAAATCTGACAGGGTTTTTAGATGAAGTAAGAATCTTTAATAAGTCATTAAACGCATCGCAGATAAGTTCTTTAAAAGACCTTAGTGAAGGTGGGACTGCTTTACAAACACGTAATGTAGGTAATGTTTTTACGAAACAAGGTATTGTTGTATTTTCAAGTCCAGATTATCGAGTACATGACATAATCAATACGCCATATACTGCATCATATCGTAGTACACTAACTATTCATGAAATGAGTGTATTAACAAAAATAGATGCTGGCGATTTTAATATGTCTACAAACGTTTCATTAACACAAGATAATGATACTACATATTATCCATTTGTTAGCGGGAGTGACTTTGCACCGTATATAACTACAATTGGATTATATGATAATTTTGGTCAATTGTTAGCAATAGGAAAATTAGCTCAACCAATTAAAAAACGTAGTGATGTTGATATGAATTTTTTAATACGGTTAGATTTAGATAATAACGTTGTATTTAAAGGGTAACATGATACGATTAAAACAACTTCTTTTTGAAATAATCGATGTTAATATTAAACGTTGTTTAGATAAAATAAAAAACAAACAGTTTACATTAATCGGCGCTGGTGATAATGGTCGGGTTTATGAAATTGATGGCGAAGATAAAGCATTTAAAATTACTAAAGAGCAAGATGAATATGCAGTAGCTGAAAAATTAGTCGGTCAGCGTTCTAAATATACAACATTTATACCAGTATATTATGTTAATGGTACTGACATGTACATAATGGCTAATGCATCTGAATTATCTAGTTCTGATAAAATAAAATTAAATAGATTTATTGAAGAATATAAAAATTATGCTCGAGAAAAAGGCGGGGAAGTTTCTATATTTGAATTTACGCAAAATACAGATAATATAGATCCAATACTTGATAATTTTTTAAATGCATTAGAATCTGATGTTGAAAAATTAAATATACCAGAATTAGATTTAGATTTAGATTTTAAAACGGATAACATTATGATTTATAATGGTAAAATGGTTATGGTTGATTGGTGATACATATTTATATAAAATTGGATTAAAATGGCTTTGCATATATTAGAACATATTATTAAATCGATATTATTAGAAGATCGTATCGTCGCAAAAACTGGCGATAGAATTTCTAAATCAGAATATAATAAAGCAAAAGCTGCCGGCGCTGTACATGCATTTACTGTTTTAGTTAAAGGAACATCTGATATAACTAAAATTTTAGATATGGCAGTTAAAGCTATATCTAAATCACAATCAGATTCAGAAATGAAAATTTCAGTGGGTGAAGAAAGTAAATTTGCTGATGGCACTTATATATATCTAATATCGAATCCTGTTAGTAAAAATCGTCAAAATTTAGTTGTTTGGATAATGAAAAATCCAGGCGTTTCTAGTAAAACATCTACAGATAAAAAAGATTCAGAAATAAAAATTTCTACTTCTGATACAACTGATATTGATGCATCTAAAACAAAAACGGAACCAGAAGTTAAAGTATCTAGATTAAAATATAGATATATAGGCGAATCGCCGTTACTAACAAAAAAACAGTTAGATTCAGCCAAATTGAAAACTACAATTGATACTTCAGCATTACAAACTATGACAGATGATGTTGAAAAATATCCTATTAAATGGCTCGATAAAGATGGCGTTACGTGGGATATATATACTACATCATATTCTGATAAAATGGTTTATGTGAAGTCTGGCGATAGTTGGTTTAGCGTATCTAAAGATAAATTTGAACAAGAGATGGATAATTTAGTTGCTGGAGATCTTTTTAACGACCGCGTTACGGATGCGGATTTGTTAACGAATCTAAATAAACAAAAACCAGAATCTTCATATCCTAGATTTTCAACATCTGATCAACAACCGATTAGTACTACCGATGGTAATAATATTGATTCTAAACAATCTACAAGTGAGCCTAGTACTAAATCGACTGATACATCATTACCAACGGATAATAAAGCTACTAGTACAACTACATCTGTTAGTACAAAAACTGAACCGGTAACTACAACGACTGTGACAACTAAACCGGCAGCTCCTTCAATAAAAACTGGAACGGTATTGCAATTTAAAGATTCAGCAAATACTGAAATTCCGTTATATTGGTTTAAAGATGGAAAATATAGTCAAGCAAAAAATGAAAAAGGTGAATTAAAAGTTTGGATAATTGATTCATCATGGAAAACAAATAAAAAAGAACAATTGACATATATAAAATCATCTTCTGATAAACAATGGTATTTAGTAAAAACTCCAACTGGTAAACAATATTGGATTAAATCTTCAAGATTTAAAAAATAAAAAAGTTATATGAGACGAAATCATTTTCATAGCTCTGGAAATAGTAAACGAGCTAATGCTTTAAAGCATGGTTATAAATCTGGTTTAGAATTATCTGTATCAATGCAGATAAATCAAACAGAATATCCTTTGAATTACGAGACAGAAACATTAAAATATATAGTACCAGAGCGTAAAGCAAAATATACACCTGATTTTGTTTTTACAAAACGTAATGGGGATATGATGTATATTGAAACAAAAGGACGTTGGACTACTGCCGATCGTACTAAAATGAAACATGTATTAGCATCGAATCCTGGAATTGATATAAGAATAGTATTTCAAAACCCAGGTCAAAAAATATCTAAAGGTTCACCAACTACGTATGAAACATATGCTAAAAAGTTAGGCATACAACATGTTGCAAAGAAAGATATTCCAAGTGAATGGCTTGAAGAATGTTTGAAAAAAGGCGAAGAACTAAAAATAGTTAAGAAATTCTTTTGATTTACGAAAAATTTTTAATATATTGTTCATGTATTAATGAAATTTATTTTATTAATAGATTGATGAATTTATTGAATCGATCGTTAAGCCAGGAATGTAATGTATGTGCTTAACTTATTATTATATTAATATATTAATAATTAATTGGAATCCTTACAGAATTTTATTATTATTTAAATAATGAAGAATCTTAAGTTA